AAAACTTAGTGGTCTTTTTTAAAGGCCGTAAATTTAAAAAAGATTAATCTTTTATTATTTTATATATTTTTAACTCACCCTCAAAATCTGGTCTGAGTTCTGCTTTAACTCGATCACATTCGTAACGAATAACATTTACTCTTCCTTGTGATAAATTACGTTCGGCTTCTCTTTTTGATTTAAGACATTTAGACAATCCATCTGTCATCATATGCCCATCCATTGAACCGTTAACATACATAATTAATGCAAAAACTACACTAATGACTGGTTCCATTTTTGTTCTCCCTTACTTTGTCTTTTAATGATTCAACATCTTGTTGAAGTTTTAATACTTGATCTTTTAAAAAGTTTATGTTGACCGTGTTACTCATCATTGATTCCATTTCAGTTTGCATACTTTCAACTTGCTCTGCCATGAATTCTAGTAACATGTATTGTTCATTGTCAGCCGGCAGTGAACCCATTTCACCACGTGGCCATTTGATTCTAAATTCTGTATTCTTTTCTAAATCTTTTTCTGCTAAAACTAATGATGTTTCCATGCTTGTAATTCTTGATACCACACCAAAATAAGCCCACACTCCTACAGCCACCGCAGCTACGATGCTGAGCAGGTTTCTTATTGGCATGTCTATACTTGTTTTATCGCTTACTTTCATGCCCCACAACTATCACAAAAATCGTCACATGTACATGGATCTTGGTTACAGGCCGGGCACTCTTTATTCGGCATTTTCTGCCTTTTTGTTCACACCTTTACACATTTCTCGCACAGTGGCAAATTCAGGACCTAGTTCTAGGTCTTTATACTTAGCACAATTGGCTAGTAGTTCTAATTCTTGACGTAATTTATCATTCTCTTGCAACAGTTCTATGGTCTCATTGTTACACGTTGATTGTAAAGGCCAACTAAAACGTAGTCCAATGGTTCCGTTGACGTCATCATCATAGGATGTGTAGCTGTTGTTAGGATCACCATCACCATCTTGATATATATCTTTACCATCTGTTCCTCTAAGTTCTGTGTACAATTCTACTCTACCACGCTCACAGCTGCTGTTGCTGCTGCCTAAATAATCATTTCTTGCTTGTGTTTTAGTGCTTACTAAGCAACATATAATTAATAATACCATTAAGAATGCTAGCAGACCACGTTCGTAATTCATTAATAACCGCCTGATGCTACTCTTTCTATGTCTTTAATATCGTAACCTATTTGTCTTATGGAATCTGTATTACCTCTTACTATCTCTTCTAATGCCTGGTACTCTGCTTGTGATGCTAGTTTGTACGAACCATCACGCAGTGCTGCAACAATGCCCTCGATACGTCCTACCCACGATGACATGTCTGCCATTTCTTTTACGAGCTCTTCCCTTGCTGACGCATAGTTGGTAGAGTTTCTACTAGTTTTATCATTAAAAATAGTGTGTATGTTGTCTATGTCACCGTAGACACGTTGCTCTAAGTTTTTTACTTCTACTTTTAGTATGTTAATAGTGTCAGTGCTTGCATCAATTTGCGCTGTTAATTTATTTATGTAATTAAGAGATCCGTATGCACCGGCTATCAAAGATATAAGAATTGGCAATGACGCCAGGTATTTAAAGTATTTCATATCCCTCCAGGATTATGTGTCAGTAGTGTGTATACCAAGAATAGGAAAAGAATCAAAGGGAATACAGAAAGCCTCCGTCTTCAATTTACTTTTATATTCCAAGTCTTTAGCAGCATATGCATTCATGTACCCATCACGTGCATCCAGGCACTGTATTTCATTTGCATAAATCATTGCATTGTAACGCACAGACGGTAAGTCTGGCATTGATATGATCATTAATAAAAAAAATATTTTCACTCTTGTTCTTTTAGATCGTAGAAGTAATTTGTATCGTCTCCTGCGGTCCATTTACTTTTATTTTCGACTGAATAATACTCTGTTGATACTTTAAAATCAGGTTGCAACGGCTTAGCTGGGGTCAAAGACTTATCATAAAACAATACGCGGTTATTAGGTTGGGCAGCAAAATGCCCGTTATCTAATTCAAGTATGTTAAACGATTTGTGCTCCTCTGGGACCTCGGAATAAGATGTATTTAAGGTGTTACTGTCCGCATGGCAGTTGTCAATCGTAAATAAGTATTCACCATAGTACCATTTCTTACTTGGGGCAAGGTATTTACAACGTGTTCCGGCTAATGATTCTTTTTCTACTATAGTTAAATGATAACTAAATGCGTCCCACAGCTGCAGCTCTTCTAACGGAAGAGATGACTCAACAGGACTATTAACGAAAGCACTAATAGGCAGCTTATCATATAAAGCACCATATTGCGGCAGATACGTTTCAAAGTAGAGCGCTCGGCCTTGGATTGACTTAACAGTAACCCAAACACCTTCTACAAATTCCCCATGGCCTTTTTCATGATCATATAAATACTCTTTTTTAACATGAACCTTGATTGGGGGTAGATTTGCTACCAGGAATGACATTAATCTTTTTTAAGACCAATTTTACCTGTTAATTTAACAGCACGCTCACTAGCTTTTTTAACGTCTTTAACTGTCTTTGATATATCTTGATTTAATTTATTTTTTTCTGATGCGCCTCTTAATACTTCTCTTCTTTTATTAAATGTTTTAGCTGCATCTTTACCTTTATTTTTAAGTAAAGCTTTTCCAAATCCTCGTAATGCTACTCCGAATATACTCATTTTCCCCTCATGTATGTTTTGTGTGGTTGGTAGTATAACCATTTTATAAATTTATGCCATAATAATTTAGTCACGTAAGGTCCTTTAAATGGGGACCAAGGCACTACTTGAGTGCGCTTGATCCACCGAGATGAAATGAAGTTGAGAAATTATGTGTACATTATGTGTCAGTTATGTGCAAGAAAAAAATGCTTGACACGTTTTTTACCCACAGTGTCAATAAAATAATTTATCTTGACATAAATAATGGCGGAAAACAGGGAAATAAAGTGCTTGTTTTGTTCACGTGAACATGGTATACACACTTATACGAAAGAGAAAGCCAGCACAATTGCAATGGGTTGGTACTCTCTGGCTGAACAACAATCGCAAAGTTGTAAAGCACAGGTTTTAGAAAGTATGTCCAAATGGATGAGGATCTAAAAGTTGGTACTGAAGTAGTGAATTATGTAGAACATGATTTGCCATGAAAAGGTTGTAGGTGCGGTCATGCAAACCCTACGAGAGCTTTCGTATTAGAAAGATATTATGTTAAGTATAAAAAAATTTGATGATTGGTTAAATAAATCTAGTAAAGGTAATAGAATTACTTATTACCGTGGTTACTTATGTGGACCATGGCTACAAAAATTATCACCTACCATGGATGAGCGACGTGTGAGAACAATTAAGCAACATGTGTACAAAGCTGCAGACAGTGGTGTGGTAACGTTAGTACAAAAGAAACATGAAGATTTTGATTACGAGTACATTGCGGTGCGCATATGATTTGGGCGTTGTTTTGGTTTTTATTAATACCTATTAAATTTTGGATAGCTTTCCAGGTGTTGCTATGGGTATATAAAATGTGGTTAGGAATATTATGAGTGTGATTAAAGAAGTGAGTGTACATGATGAATTAAAACGTGCACGTGATGAATTTTACGATGCTATGTTTGAAGGTGACGAAGAGCGCATGCTTGCAGCTAATAATGCTGTAGGATATTATGAATCAATGGGTGGGATAGCGTGCCCCGAGTACCCAGGCTTTTAAAGGAGAAATAGAATGATAAAAGAGCTAAATAGAGTAAGTAAAAGTATATATGATATCTGTGTAACAGCAGAGAATGAGAAATGGTCGTTTGATAGTTTGATAGATCATTTACAGTTAAATGCGAAATGCTACGGTGTGCCTTTTCCTACATTAATGCTTCTTGAAATAGTAGATCAATTTATTAAAGATCGTCCTATGCGTGACAAACGTAGAGAAACACAAGGGGAAGATGTACAGGAAGGATTTGACCGCGTTTCACCCAAGTGGAACTAATGGACATAAACAAAATACCAATGGTACGTGTAACATGGGTTGATGCGCGTGATACAGAGACAGGTTGGCTTGACATAAAAGAAGTTATGGCTGCACCGTTGGCAATATGCCAGGAAGTTGGTTGGATGGCTGTTAATAATGATGAGAAAGTTGTTATCATGCGGTCATATAGTAAAGATAAAGAGGATACATCAGGTGGTGGCGCAATTGCTATTCCACAGGGGTGGATTAAAAAAATAGAATATTTACAGGTGGGACATGCAGACGTACGAAATTAATTTATGGTTAGATAAGAAAGTTATCGAGAAGATAGTAAAGCAGTTTGAGAAGGATGAGGACGTAAAAGCGTATATCAAGGATAATTTTGATACAGCACCTAGTCCCGAGTTCCCTTCATTAGATCCCACGCGTGGTTATACACGGCCCAAGGCTTCTAAATACATTATTACCTGGGCCAAGGTTCACACATATGTGCGCAAGAAAGGGCCTACAAGAATAGAGTTAAGTGAAGATGAGAAAGAAATTCAGAAAACCTTGGAGGCATCAATAACAAGAGAAGCTATTGATGAATGGGGTCATAATGAGATGTTACGCGAAGTAAGAAAAGAATATTGGAGTCACCCAGATGCCAAAGGCCAAGAAGATAAAAAATAGAGAAGGATTAACACCCAAGCAAATGAAGTTCTATAATAGTATAAAAGAGTTTATTAAGATCAATAAATTCTCACCTTCATATGAAGAATTAAAACAACTTAACAACATGCATTCAAAAAGTCATGTACATGGATATATACACAGATTGATAGCACGTGGTTGGCTTAAAAATGGGAATGGCAGAAATCGGTCAATTTCTATTGTATGAGTCAGATGTATAGTGTATATTTTGCTCAAAAGTTTTTTGAGTTTGTTAAATACCAAAATAGTAGTGCCACAGTGACACATTTAACGATTAAGTTATATAATTCAATGGTTTATCTTGTGGCACCTATGTGTCACTACTCTAAACAACGCAAGGCACTTTTTTGTTTTTTAAGAACTAAAATGAGTAAAAACTCAACTATACAGCGGGTTACAGCATGGTAGATAAAAGAATTAGTGGTGACACAAGTGGTGCCACAAAAGACATGTCAATTAGGCATCCTAAAGATGGTGAAGGATTGACAGATAAACAGAAAATCTTTGTTAAAATATATACAGAGAACGAAGGTAGAATGACGCCAACAGAAGCTGCAAGACAAGCTGGTTATTCAGAAGGATCGGCTAACGTAACAGCATCGTTATTATTAAATGGTAAGCGTTATCCAAAGGTTGTAGAAGCTGTGTTGGCAAGACGTGCGGAGTTAGAAAAAACACATGAAGTTAAATTAACAAGACATGTACAAGAACTTGCTAGGTTACGTGAGAAGTCATTGGCTGAAAAGTCTTACAGTGCTGCTGTTAATGCTGAGCGCTTGCGAGGGCAAGCTGCTGGATTGTACATCGATAGAAAAGAAATCAGAACAGGTGCAATTGACACTATGTCTAGAGAAGAAGTTTTAGCCAAACTTAAGGAGATTGGATTAGGTGGTAAATTTAAAAAAGAAGGAGCAACAACAGTCTTGGAAGTCCAAGAGAAATCCGATAGCGAAGAAATTAAAGACATCACCCCAGTACAAACAGAAAATAGTGAAGAGTAAAAAGAAGTATGACCGTAAAAGGGGAGACAACTTTTTGGAAGAATGTAAAGAAATTATTAGAGGGTGGGGTTGATAAGTATATTGTTTCACGCCTTGAAAGTTATGTTACACCAGGATTCCCAGATTGCTTAATATTTCACAATGTTACAGGATTCTTCACAGTCGAATTAAAAATAATTAAAGCTAATAATAAGATAACAATATCACCCTT